TTAGGTGCAGCAGTGTCTCGTGCCACCAGCCTGGACAACCCAAGGTCACCGTGAGGTCTGCTAAACGCGCAGCCGTCGGGCCCGGTAATTTCACATCCAGCGACACCGCATGCGGTCAACCAAAATACTAACGCAATGGCCGCGAAGCCCGCAATGCAACGGCTTTCACACCGGGTCGCAGTTACTGACCTCCTGCGCGGACCTGAAACAGTACCCCGCGCCCTCTGGTCTCCATATGTCGACGCGGCCACACGTCCTGGCTCAGCTGGTTCGAACTGGCCACCCCTCAATATTTTATACTTGCGACTCGGTCGGGGCGCCGAGGGTTGCAAGTTGTCTTCCGCCTCAAATCCTGAGCGCGGCCAAACTGCCGGCGCGCTACAGTCGACGTCGAATAAAACGTCACAAATCGGCGGGTAAACGCCACCACGGCGCATCTGACGCAAGGCAAGATCCAACTCTCCTTGCATAGTAGGCGTCCAACCATAGACGCAATACAAGTTATACGACGCGTCCCGATCGATGCGCCGCTTTCGGCGGATAATATGATCGGCTAAATAATGTTTACTATACCAACGCTCTAAGTTGCGTTCTTGCCGACTCTTCAAACTACGGCTCGGAACCAATTCTCGTAGTCGTCTCATGACGCTCACGATCGGCGGAAAGCACCCAACCAACAGATCTAAGCCACTGAGGACACCGAGTAATACTGAATCAGCATCAACGCCTGGCGCATCTACAATATAACCGAGTTTCGCTAAAACACGGCCCGGTTTTGGCAATAGCCGCCAAAAACCACCGATAAAACAAAATCGGTTACTACAAAATTCGACGCGGTCCTTACTTCGACGGTAAACCGCCTTACTACGCGCTCCCGCGTCGGCGACCCAACGCGCCCAATCGATCGGCGGCCCAGTGTGCGACGCGACGAAATCGTCTCCTGCGACAACAACTCGCAAATTCGCGCACGCGAAATCGAAACTACAACCACGCTCTTGGCAAAACGCGTAAACATGAACAACAACGTTGAACAAGCCGTTGAACAACGACGTATACGGGTCACCAGACTTACGCGTTCCGCGGACACTATACTTCGCGCCTCGTTGCGTAAACCCGTGCGTTTTAACGTTCGCGCGCATCAAGTCGCGAACAGCTCGAGGCGCACCCAGGTCTCTCGAAATATCAACCTCCTCACGACACCACTCTTCGGTCATTGACGCATCAAACTGCTCGAAATCGTCCTCGGCCCAAAGGTCGCCAGGATGCAACTGCGACTCAATGGTCTCCGCATCGAGGCCGCCAGCAAAAGTAAAAAACTGCTCAATGCCGGCCGTCTTCTTAAAACGGTGCTGGAGCGCTGCAACCCACGGTCCAACTAACACAATAAATTCAGGCTGCGCCCCCTGTATCAACCGCGGCGCCTTATCCTTAATACCCGCCGGCGACTCATAGAGCGCGTTCTCGCGCTTAACAAACGCCTTGCGCGTCGTCCATTGGTGTAACTG